TGGGTCTTTCGACCCAAGGTTGGTAGGTTGATGTGATCAATCTGTCATTCTCATCCGAGACTCCTGAGGAACGTTTTACACTAGGAACCGCTTTCAAATGACTGTTCGCCACCGTGAGCGAGGTAGCCGAGTCCAATACTTCGGGTCCCTATGGGACCGAAGCTGGAATCCAAACTACATCATTGCGTATGGCAACAAGTTTGAAGGCGCGACGGAAGTGTGCGATGACATCGTGGGTAATCGAGAAGGTGCAAACCCTTTCGAGCACAAACTTGTCTTCGAATTCTACCCGTCGCTAACCGGTAAGTTGGAGGCCTGGTGGGCTCCTGGGAACTATCTACTTGAATTTGTAGACTACCCAGTTGACTATCAACCTCCTCCTCCGGACCCCAGATCAGAGTTTCCGGGCTACACTATAAGTGAGCTCCATGACTTTGCCTGGAAGATACTTGCTGAGACTAATCCTAGCACACCCCATGTGAGTGTGCCTAGTTTTCTCGGCGAGTTGAAAGAGTTCCCTGACCTTTTGAGAGCTTGTGGAAGTGATTTCCTACTCAGGTCGCTGAAGGGTGCAAACTCAACAGCGGGCTGGGCTCGGAAAGCAGCTGCGTTGGCCAGTCAAGCCATCGCGGACATGCGCGGTAATCCTATCCCGCGCTTGTTCAACCATATTGCTTCAGGCCACTTGTCGTGGCGCTGGGGCATTAAGCCTCTCATTGGGGATTTGCGCAAGATGTACGGCTTCGCTAAGGCAGTTAATGAACGCCTTAAGGAGCTCCGGAACTTGCGTGATGGTAAAACGATTCGGAAACGATGCTCGTTAGGTAAGTATCTCAAGAAGACCGAGAGGCAACGCAAATTCTTGCATAGCTTCTATTATGGTCTCGAGGGATGGTCCCATGTGACCTACACCGCTGAGGTGTGGGGGTCAGCCGAGTGGAAACTCGCACTGACCGAAAGTGATCCGCTCTGGGATGCCATTTTTGGCCCCAAGCTAAACCCCGACATGACTGACCAGCAGTTGGAACTGCTGGGCCGCCAAATCGCGGCCGGGTTCACATTACATGAGACTCTAGCTACGACTTGGGAGTTAACTCCCTGGTCCTGGCTAGCCGATTGGTGTGGGAATGTTAGCGATGTAATCGCTGCGTCCAACAACGCTCTCGGGCTTACCTGGGGTCGAATCTGCGTTATGCGCCGTTCTAAAGGCGAGTATACCGTAGAGATCGACCGTTCCACAGGCTCCACGTGGGCCACCCTTTCGGGTGGTTGGCGCGTTGCTATGGAACGTAAGGATAGACATCCAGTCTTTCCCGTGCTTCCGTTTCCTCTGCCTCACCTGCCCTTCCTTTCGGGAGGGCGGATGTCCATATTAGGGTCACTGGCGATCCTAAAGGCTCCACGCCTTTAGGTAGAACTCACCTAGATCCTAGTCAACGAAAGGTCCTAGTTCCTATGCTTGGCAACACACTCGTTCTTCCCTTGAGCAGCGGAAACGTTACTCTTGTGAAGATCAACCAGGACGCGTATTCTTCCGAATACGCGCTGCGCACCTCAACCATCGTCTGGACGGCGAAGATTCGTCACTCTAAAGTGAAGAATCGTCTCGGCCAAATGAGCGATCGACACAACTTTGAAGTTGTGAAGACTACGCTCGCGACGGATACGGTGCCCGAATTCGACGAGAAGTTCTTCTTTGTCGACGAGCGTAAGCCCGGAGACACAGATGTTGTACTCGCCGATGGTATCGCGGATCTCATGATCGCGTCTACCAACGCCTTTTTGGCGTCCTTGGTGCAGTGGGAGTCCTAATGCGCTAGCCCTTGTGGGCTAGAGGAACGCATTCTGACCTCCTTTCATGGTTGTGGGTTGCCGAACAGCATGGGGCACATCTCAAGAATGAATCTTGCGTATGCCTAAATGCCATGTTCAGGAACTGAGCGCTTTTTATGCAAGTCTTATGAAGGACTGTGCATCAGCGTACCCTACGTTGGAGATGGAATTTGAGAGAGATCTCAACCGTCTCCTAACTCTCGTGAAGTCGAGAGGAATTCGAGTTTTTCTCGAAGACCTCCCGGCCGTCGGAAAGCACCTTGATAGGTGCCTAGATAACGGCAAGTACGAACTGTCAGGGCTGCCTCTTACAAAGAGGTACTCTGGCAGAGTAGTGATTCCGAAGTTTCTTCGGGGACTCTACTTACTTGTGTTTCACGAGAGTGGTTGTTTGCGGACTGACTGCGATAGCCAGGCAATCTTTCTTCTGCGCCAGGTTTTACTTGGTGCTAAGAAAGCGTCTGTACCTTGCAGTGATGAAAAGGTTAGCCTTGAAGTGGTTAACTTTTTCGAAGTTGATAGTTCCCTGCCAGAACCAGAGCGGTTCTGGGGATCAGGGGAGTCTGAAATTCAACCAGATGAGAGTCTGGCGGCCGCAGAGGAGGCGGTCTACTGTGGTTACAGTAAATCGTCTGTTTATGCAGCCCGAATTTCAGATCCGGATCCGCGTAAGCGGGCCCGGTTGTCGGCCTGTCTGGGGGCGCTTGATAAAATATCAAGCATCCTTGCCACCACGCTGGGACCTTACGATCCTAGCGACTGAAGGCACAAACACGGCCCAGGTGCTGTTTCAGAAGTCACTGGCCCGTCCAATAAGTTCTATTGGACAGGTTGGAGCGACACACTGGAACTCGAGTACCCAATCGCTGACTGTGGATTCCATAGTTTTGCGGCTTGGGCAGACAGATGTCGCCAAGATCAAGGGTTTAGCTCTCACGAGCCTTACTCTCGAATGGTGGCTGTTCCGAAGTCCTACTCAAAACCGCGGCTTATCGCCGCGGAACCGAGCCAGAATCAGTGGTGTCAACAAAACCTGTTGGCATACTTTTCTGGGCGAAGCAGAGCGACTTGGATTGGTCAATTTGTTCGTTTCGACGATCAAACACCTAACCAAGAGCTTTGTAAAGCTGGGGCCAGAACTGGCGCGCTTGCTACTGTTGATTTATCAGCAGCGAGCGATCGCGTTTCCTGTCACTTCGTGGGTCAACTCTTTCGGAGCAATCCGAAGGTTTTGAGAAGCCTACGAGCGTCTCGTACCCGTCTCTGCAAGCAGTTGCTGACACGTAAAGTGCCGGAGCTGTTTGCGCTGAAGAAATTCAGTACGATGGGAAATGCATGTACCTTCCCGGTCGAATCGTTTGGTTTCCTTTGTGTTGCGCTTGCGTGTGTTCTAACCGAACGCGGCAAGCCAGTTACATTGAAGACCATCCGGTCCCTCAAAGGGTCGGTGGCCGTCTTCGGGGATGACTTGGTCGTCCCCGTTGACTGTAGGGAGCTACTTGTAGAAACTCTTGAAGTACTTCACTTCAAGGTCAATTCCCACAAATCTTTCTGGGGTAAAAACTTCAGAGAGAGCTGTGGTGTTGACTCCTTCATGGGTATCGACGTGACACCCGTGTACTGGAAGACTTTCTACGACGGCGGACCAGAGTCGCTAGAGAGCGTGATCGGCACTGTCAACAACCTCTACAAGAGGTGGTTGCTCAATGCTTCTGAACGACTCTCGTGGACACTACCATGCAGCCAGTTGGCGATGGTAGATACGCGATCTGGTGTCACTGGTTTCCAATCGCGAAGCGGTATCGATAACAGCCACCTGCGAAGGCGCTGGAATCGAGACTTGCAACGCGAAGAGGTTATGGTCCGATTGCTTCGGCAAAAGGTAACCAAAACCGCAACCAATGACGACACTGCATTACTTCAGTACTTTACTGAACGCCCTGAACCAACTACTCGTTGGTCTCACGGCATTATGCAGCGGCCCCAGCTGAAAAACAGGCTGGGATGGGTCTCTGTTCACTCTCTCTATGCTCAATAGAGGCAGTGGGCTACGGAGTTGACCTTAATGGGCGTCATAAGGTGGTGATACAGTCAGTAGAGAACCTGCCCCTTTAACAAGGGTAGGAACTACTGTCCAACTGTACACGTATCTAGGCGGCCATTCTGAGTCGTGAAATGGGG